GATGAGGGAATCTACAAAGCCTGAGAAGAAGTTAGCTTGGAACCCTTGGAGCTTGGAGACGAGGCGGTTTTTCTCGGCGGCGAGAGCAAAACTAGATTGGCTTGCCTCAACTGTTAGCTCAAGCTCAGACGCCTGTCGAGTAATACCACGCAAGTATTCGTCAACTGATTTGCCTAGCTCGTAAAGCTGAATTGCCACCTCTGCCTGAGCCTGGGCTAACTGTGCTTCCTGTTGTGCCACAGTGCCCTCTATCTCTCTGATTTTGGTCAGGCGCTCATAGAGTAGCTTCTCCTCTGGCTTGTTTGATAAATCCGAGAGTCGCTTAAGTTCCTCAACTCCTACTGTTGCGGGGTCGATACCTTGGTTGAAAAGTATCTGCTTATTGTCAGGGGTATAGACATATTTGTTTAACTGCCCTAGCTTCCCTTGACCGTTCTGTATCTGTGCTTCTAAACTTCGCTGCTGCAATTGCTGCTGGGCGTACTGAGCTTGTCCTGGTGTTAGTCCTGGAGAGAGTATCCCGCCAACTTGAGCCTTAGCAATCCTGCCTTGATAGATGGATGTATTGGTCGCGATCGCAGTGTTGGCGTCGGCGTAAGCTCCCGACACTTTGGTTAGTTGCTCTCGTATTACCTTGATTAAGGAAACCTGCCCATTGGCAAAGTTTTCTGCTTCCTTCTGAGCCTGCTGAAGTGCGGGAAGATTTTTTCTGATTTCAGCTTTTCGCTTGTCAGCTTCTTCTGATGTTATCTTCGATTCTGCCCAGTCTTTATCTATTTGTGCAATTCCTGACTCTATTCCTTCGACTAAGTTATCAAGTAAGTCTTTTTGGAGTTTGACTCGTGCATCAATTTCACTTTTTTGGGCTTGAACTGACTTTACTCCATTTACATCTGTTTCTTTTATGGCGGTAGAAATAAATGGATCAGCTAACGTTTTGCTTAGTTGTCTTGCCCTTTCTGCATCCGCTTGATTGACCCGTGGGTTAGCTAATGTTGCTTCGATACGTTCATTGAGTTTACCGATACCTTCTCCGTAGCTTTTGCCTCTAAACCCTGCTTGTAGCTTCTCATATTCCTTGGTAATACCGAATGGGTTTGGAAGTCCTACTTTGTTTAAAAATAAGCCAGCTTTATCTACGAAACTGCCTCCGGTTTTGTCGTAGTCATCTAGCCTGTTAAATGATTTTTGAACAGCTTTTCCAGACTTAGCGGCGGCTTCTTCTATGCGCTTGAACTGGGCAATGTTTTTTTCTGCAAAGCTTTCTATTTCTTTACCAGATTGCAACGAGATGTATGTATCAGTAACGGCTTTCAACGCCAGCGCAAGAGCAGCTGTTTTAATTGAGAACAGACCAATCTCAGTCGCCGCTGTACCGAATCCTTTGCTTAGTTTAGGCAACAGGAAATCACCTAATTTACCAACCAAGTCCAAAACCCCAGGCAATTGCTGAAGTGCCAACGACCCAAGGACTAGGGCTATCTTGTCAGCATTATTGATCACTAATTCAAGCGCGGAGTTAAGAGCTTTCAACCCAGTACTTACAAGCGGCATAATTGCACCGCCTAGCATTCGCTCTAGCTGGACTCTAGTATTGCCTAGTCGATTCTCTAATCCTTGGACAGAGTTAGCTGCATCTTCAGTACCTCCAGCAAACTCGGTTCTTAACTGCCGTGAAAACTTGAGAACTGAATCAGCTCCACCGTATTGTCCTGTTCTAAGGTTCTTCCTAAAATCTTCAGGGGTTTCATTCAATGCTCTGGCAAAAATATTCTGAGCGCCTGGAAATGCTTCACCGATTTGGAGGTTTACTTCTTCGCTTGACAGTGCTGGTTTTCCTGCTGCCTGAACAACACCATACATGAAGCGCTTGCGTTGTTCTGGTGTTAGCTGCCTAACTAATGCCGCCTCGTTAAGCGCCGAGAAAATTTCTTGAGCATTGCCTTCAATCTTTGTTCCTTTTAGTGCTGCTGATAGCTGGTTGAAAGACTCGGTTGCATCCTGAACAGGAGCGTTTAACCTGTCAACTTCTTTTCGTACATACTCTAAGTTTTTAACCCCTTCGTCTGTAGAGTCAGCGGTAAATACAATGGAGCGCTCTAAACTATCAAAAGCCTTAGTTGTTTCATAAGCTTGTTGAGTCAACTGAAGCATTTTAGGCGCAATCAATAATGCTGCGTTAAACAAAACAAACGCCTTAATACCGTCATAAACTGTTCGAGCCAGTCCTCCTATTTGCCCCTCTAATTTGTCGGCAGGCTTTGTTCCCTCTTCCAGTTTTTGGATGGTTTCATCTAACGCTTGAGACGTTTGTTTAAATCCTTTTGCTGTATTTCTGTTAACCTTTCCAAACGCTACGTCAAACTGATCGGCAGTTTTTATTGATTCCTGAAGCAAGCTATTAAGCGCCTCAACCTGTTTCAGTTCGTCAGGATTCATTGACCTACTTGAAGGAACATTCTTAAACTCTAAGAGGCTTGCCTTCATCACGTCGTCATCTTCCCAAGGGTCAGGAATGGAAGGATTAGGAGGGTTTAAATAGCCATACTTAGCGATCGCCTGCTGAGATAACTTATCAGCTCGTCCTATCTGTCCTTGTGTGCTAGCAAGTTGGGAGCCAATCTTAGTTCCAAACTTTGCTTCATCACCTAAGTCTTTGGTGATTTTCTTGATTTCTTTTTTAGCTGCCTCAGTGTTTTTATTAATAGTGTCAGCCAGCGCCCTAGCTAGCTCTTGGTTGCCATCCCCTAGCGCTTTCTTGAGTTGAGAATAAGCAGTTCTAAAGTTTGCTGATATTTCCTTAGCTCTAGTAATCGCGCTATCAGCCCCGCTGGAGGTTGCAGCATTAAGTACAGCATTAGGCTTGGGGGCAACGCTAGCGGCAACCGCGCTAGTCTTCTGTACTTGATTTGCTACCATCTCTATTTCAGGTGTTGCAGTATTAACAGGAGTTTGCAACTCTGAAATAATTGAGCGGTCAATTTCGTTTAATTCTTGTGATAGCGCTTTAATCTCTTGTATCTGCTTTTTAATATTGTCCTCAAGCTCACTAATTTGAGTGATATCAAAGTCTTGAGGCGCGATCGCTATACTGTCAATGGTCTTATCTATGTCCGACTGAATCTTTCCTAGCTTGCCAAAAAACTCTTCTATCTGATTTTTGATTCCTTGCCCTGACGACTGAGCGAGTGTCAAGGTTTCTTTTAGCCTGCCTTTGATTGCGCTTATCTGGTTTTTGGTCAACTCTTCATATTTAGAACCACCCAATCCTGTCATCTGACCTAAGCTTTCAATGCGCTGTTGTCTCTCCCTTTGAGCTATGACGGCTTGAGCTTGACGCCTTCCTACAAGTTGAGCATCCATTTCAGACAATCGCTCTTTTGGGTCGTATTGATTAATGAGAGGGGCGATCGCTCTCATCTCTTTTCCCGTAGCACGCACAGGAGTATTGAGAATCCTTCCTTGCCTGTCAGCTTGAATGCCCTTGAATGACCCGAAGCCAGTTTGGACACCGTGCTGAAGTTCGTGATAGATGTCTTCTAACTGGTTTTTGTCAAGAGTGTCTGATTGAATGGCTTTATACATTGCCGATGTGACAGCGATCGCATTTCTTTCAGCAAAATATCCAGCTCTTGCACCTCTTGCTTTTAAGGTTTTATCGTCAATAATTAATTGGGGAATTTTGCTCTCAGGTAAGTCACCTCCAATGAGATTCCTGATAGCATCCATGTAGGCTTTTGGCTGTTCTATAGGAGCAATTGACTGTTGAGCTGACTTGATGTTAGCTACTCTTTTTTTTGCAGCTTCAACACTAGCAGCTAGTTTCTCTTGCTCTTTTATTAAATCCTCTTCTTCTTTCAGGAGTCCTTCAATGGCTGTGCTAACTTTTTTTAAAGTTGTATCAATTTTGGATAGTTCTTTATTGGATAGCCCTGGCAGTCGTCTTTGAAACTGCAATCTTTCTTGCAATGCTTGCCCTTTTTCCAGTGCCGCCTGGTTGTCAATTAATCCAGAATTCACTGCATCTCTTCTTTGTCTTACTTCGTTAAGCTCCCTCAGTGAATTTCTTCTTTCGATTGTCATTTCTTCCCTAGCCGTGCGAGTCGAAGTAGCCTGTCGCCTTCTTTGCTCACCTCTGCGAGATCGGGAGGCTGTAACTACATCGGCTTCCCCTAAGACATCTTTCAAGGCGTTTTGCAAATCTGTTTTTAGTTCTTTGGGCAGCTTTTTTCCTATAGACTTTGACAGTGATTTACCTATACTGCTGCCTAGTAGTTCAGTACTACCAATGCTGTCGCCCATAGCATCCTCTAGGGCGGCGCTTATGCCTTTCGTTAATCCACTCGATAATTCTCTACCAATATTCTCGAAAACGCCTCTAAATACACTTCCCAAGGTGTTTTTGAGTAGTCCACTAATACTGTTACCTAGACCTTGAACAAGTTTTGACGGCAAAGATTGAGATATAGACTTAGTGACGGCTTTGCCCACGGAGTCTGCTATCTTTTCCCCTACTTTTTCAAGTTCTGTCGAGCTGCCACCTGACACGTTTAGTTTGACACTGGTAGAGGAATATTTGCTTTTGAACTTCTCTAGTTCCGTAGTTACTAGTCTTAACTCAGACGTATCAACTCGCACTTTAATGGAATTTCGAGCCATCCAAGTATTAACCTGTTTGACGTGTTCAACTTTTTTATCTAAGTGGCGATTGAGGGCAGTAAGTTGGCTGTGGTCAACAGTTGGAACTATGTGTAACTTTGGGACTTTGACAGATTGAATCTGCTGTAATCCAGCGTACAAGCCTGATAAGTCTAGTCCTGTGCCAATGCCGATACTAGCAACGTAATCCACCGCTCACCTCTTACTTGTAGTGGACTTTTCGCCTGTCCATCAAATTTATTTGTTTGGCAACCAGCAGCAATTCTTCCTCGGTCGGCAGTGCTACTTTTTTGGGTTCTTTGCCCCTATAACCCGCTTGTTTTTGTAAATCTGAAACTGTGGCTTTGATATCCTCTGGTTTGCCACCAAAAGCCATAGCAGTCATGTGGAATTTGTCGAGTGATTCCCTAGCTCGAAATTTGACAGCGTGTTCAAAAAGTAAGTCAAATTCCCATGAAGGCAAGTCAAGTACTTGGTTTCGTGTTATCCCATACACCCGAAGCATTGTTGGGATAGCTTCTTCTAAGACTTCTCGGCAATGGGCGATCGCCTGCTGTGTGGCGCTTCCTCTAACAGTGGTTGAAACCTTTGCCTCTTGGGGTTCGTAAACACTGGGCAGTTCAGCCAAAGCGCCTCGGATATTGTTTGCCATCATGCCAGCCCATGCATTCTTAGCCCTATCAGCCGCGTGTTTTTCATCTACTAATCCCCTCAGTATCAAGCTTTCTTGATTACAGCAAGCGGCTATGTAGTCAATTGCAACTCCATAAGAAAAACCACTATCTGCTAACCTTGCCTGTGCAATTTGTAATCGTAGATAGTGGCGTTTTTGGAGGGTAACGGGATGGGGAACTTGGAAGGTATTGCGACCTAAGACGAACGAGATTTCTGTATCTAGTTCACCAAATAGCAGTAACTCGATAAATTCATCACGCAGTCTTAACAAGTTTTTGATCTAAACGAATTTACTTTAACGTATAAATATTAATCAACAAAATTTGAGATACTACAAGAATACTCTTAAATAGCAATACTTTCAATACACTATCTTTACGATAAATACTCATTACAGTGATATAATTAAGATATGGAAAAGCAAGTTCTAACTATAGTTTGCAAGATTAACCCAACGCCTGAACAGGTTGTCAAAATAGAGGCAACCCTTCAGGCGTTTGCGGATGCTTGCAACTATATCAATGAGGTTGTAGAACCCAAAATTACGCACAACGTAACCATCCAGAATCAAGTCTATAAAGATGTCCGGACTAAGTTTGAGCTAGCGTCTAACTTAGCGATTCGTGCCATTAACAGGGTAAGTGCTAATCGCAAGGCAGCTAAACACAAGAGACAATCCGTTAGCTCGTTCTTACCAACCTCTATTGATTACGATGCTCGTATCTTCTCTTTCAGAGAGAAAGATTGGTCAGTATCATTAACACTCAACGGAGGTAGAGAGCGATTTTTAGTAGACGTTGGTAGTTACCAAAAAGGCAAGTTGTCAGGGTTTACACCAACATCTGCCACTCTAGTTAAAAACCAAAACGGGACTTACTCGGTCAATATCCAAGTAAAGAGTAACGCCCCAGATCCTATAAAAGCTACCGATGTTATCGGGGTGGATTTGGGGCGTACTGATATTGCGGTAACAAGTCAGGGAGAAAGCTTTTCAGGGAAACAAATCACACAGATTAGAGACAAGCGCTCAAGAGTCAGAGCATCTCTCCAGAAAAAGGCTTCAGAAGGCACAAGATCTACTCGCCGTCGAGCGAGAAACATCTTGAAACGGTTATCTGGCAAGGAGAGGCGCTTTCAATCATGGGTTAACCATAACGTCAGCAAGCACATTGTCGGCAAGGCTAAACAATCTGGATGCTCGATTGCCATTGAAGACTTGACAGGTATTCGTGAACGCACTAACCAGCAACCTAGAAGCAAAACAGAGCGCTGTCGATCTAACTCATGGGCGTTTTATCAGTTGCGCCTGTTCATTGATTACAAGGCGTTAGGGGCGGGTGTAGAAGTCTTCAAGGTCAATCCAGCTTATACCAGTCAGACGTGCCACAAGTGCTTGCATATCCACCCAACCAAGGGAAAGTCCTACCGCAGTGGCAAAACTTTTAAGTGTGGGCATTGTGGGTGGAAGGGTGATGCTGACTTTAATGGAGCCAACATGATTAAACATTTGGGGCTGATTGTAACCCAGCCCGGAGGTTCGTACTTGTCTTGTAAGCTAAGTCGAAAAGTTGAGTACTTCCAGCTTAGTTTATTTGATACAGTACAGGGCTACTAAAAGCCCATCTTAATAATCAAGATGGGTAGTTTACGCAGACGTAGCAACTTTTTCTTTCTTCCGGCTTGAGCCGTTCAGGCTATTTTGGATATCGTCAGAGGGTTCAGAGACGGCACTGAGCATCGCAATGTTTTTTTCAGGCTCGATGGAGGCGATCGCTTCAGTCACTGTAGCTTGAGCCTTCTGAATTTCTTGCCTAATTGTCAGAGACAGCTTGGCACAGAATGAAATTCGTTGCAGTCCAATTCGCTTATTAACTTCGTGTGGGTCGCTAATAGTTTTCTGTAGTCTCTCTTTAAATTCAGCTAGCTTTTCTTCTATGAGGTCAATAATTACGCGAGGTTCAGTTTCAATATGGGCGCTGATATAATCAAGGTTTGCATTAAGCATATCCTTGTCTTGGCGAAGTCCTACCAATGCCGCCTGCTGATAGGTTTCATCGGTGACAATTTCTCCCGCTTCTTGTCTCTGTTGAACTTTGATAATAGGCTCAAAAAATCTTTGCAACATTGCATTCGACCGAGCCAGTAATTTGTGAGAAGCATCACTCAAAACCGAGGTGTCGTAAATGTCGAACTCTTTTTCGCCAATAGAGAAGCTAGCGATTGGTTCTTGGAGTCGTGAGCAAATCTCGAAAAGTTCGTCGCCATTTAATATTTTCTTAGTCATCAACTCCAACTCCAAACAATGTATAGTCGCCTCGAATCACTTTAGGCAAAGCCAGTTCTGGCGGCGGTGGGAATGCGTCAATCACCAAGCCCGTCGAAGTTTGCTCGGTGTTGCTAAAGGTAAAGTTAGCATCCTGAGTACGCAAAGCTGCATAGGGAGAGTACCACCACAAATCAGGATTTCTAGATGGTCCTTCACAGGATGCTGCTTTCAAAAGAATTGGGAACTTATCAACAGGGCAACCCGCTCTATCATAAAAGCCCAGCGCTTTACGACTGCGGTCTTCCTCGTCATAAATCATTGATGCGCCGTGGTATGCCAGCTCAAAGATTTCCAGTGCATCACCACCCCATACTCTGGCTAGACTGAAAGCCATACTCCAGGTGTATCCCGACACAATCTGATCGGCAGGAGCGGTAGACGCTTGAGTCATTTGCTCGGTGAAAGTCTCGGTGTCGGTAATGGTAGCTGTGCCCATCTGATCATCTGGTGTCAGAACGATTTCGCCCTCAGTCCCGAATTTTAGATAAATATAGACTGGGCCAGTGAATAGATTCCTTGGCATTTGTTATCCCCTCCGTTGCGTAAAAAATTCAAACACACAAGCCCCCACGTATAACGAGGGAATCCCAATAAATCTGACTGGCAACCATTGCCGACGCTGTACGTGGTCTAGTCGCTGCCCCTCCATATGGACACAGCAACACCGACGCTTGACTATCTCATCCACCCATTCCATCAACTGCCCTGCAATTGGTTCGCTCTGGTGGTACGCCGTGAATTGCAATGCGGGGGAGGATGCACGATTCGTTGTTAGCTGCCGTGCAATGGTGCGATTGTCAACTTCGCTAATCACAATTCGCCCACCTGAGAGCAGAATGTCTTCTAACGTGGTTGGGTGAGTGTTCGTCAACTCGACAGCTTCAGGCAAATGTGATCGCACACAAGCCCACATTGCAAACTTCAGCTCAACAGTAGACGGGGGGATAGCAAGCATTTAGTTTCGCTCTCCTCTCCGTAAAAGTGACCGGAACTCCGGTCGTTTTGCTTTCAGGTTGGCAATAATTTCTTGACCAATAGCAGGCAGGTTAGAGCGAATGTAGGGATTGCGAATCTCAACCCAGTATGCGTAATCAACATCCCGCCTGATTTCCTGTTCTCTGATTTCCCCATACAAGGAAATGCCGCCTGCTACGATGTCACACTCAATCAGCTTGCCTGACACTATCGGCTCGGTTGCTCTGGTGCTGTTATAAAGTCGCTTAGTATCAACCGGAGTCAGCGACTGCACAAAGGGCACGGTATTACCAACAGCTTCACCAAATTGCTTGGCTAACCCTGCAACAAAGCATGAGAGTGCTTGCTGATTGATGGTGACGTTAGCCATAAGAACGCACCTCCAAGACATAAGCCTTGAGCAGTCCCGCTGCGACATCAGCGCCTAGTGCCATAAACTGAACCACTGGACTAAATGTCGTAGAAGGCAAAGCACCAAACACCCTAGCTTCTCCCGGTGCAATGGGATAATCTGGGTCTTCGATGTCCAGGTAGCTTGCCGCTTTTTCTGGAGTAATGATGTGGATGCCAGCACCTCCAGCAGGCACGGCAGCGTTGTAATGCTCGACCACTAAAACGGTAGAAGCCGTGTTTTTAAACGTGTACTTTTCCCCTGCTGCTAGGGTGACAGGGTTTAGCTTGCTGCCTTGTTGCTTGCTAATCGTTGTTTCAATTTCTGGCATTGTTCAAGCTCCTAAATTAACGGGGTCAAAGGGAACGTTTTGGGCAGCGTCAACGAAAAGGTGAAACCGCTCAGAGACTGCCTTGGGGTCAACTCGGTCAAGTACACCTTTAATGGTCATTTCATCCCAAGTCACCACAGCAAAGCTGCCAAGTTTGAACAGAGTCGGATCATCAATTCGGTTCACCATTAGTCGATACATTTTGGCGTCAAGGTTGCCTGATGGATTGCGATCGCCTGACTTGCCACCATTGATTAGCTTGACTGCTGCAACTGGAGTGTCAAGGATTATCTGTGGACGCTCCGGAATGGGTATTGAATAGGGATTGTGCTGGACAATCTGCGGATATTCAACCAATCGCAACCGACCAGTGGCACGGGTAGCTGTTAGTCGTGAGTACAGGCGGTGCGTGTTAATCCGAGGCATACTAATGGGCATATACCCTCCTTTTGTTAAAGGAACGAAGGTACGCCAAAGCGTTATCGTAAGCACGGCTGATTGCACCTTGATTGCCCCTACTACCCGGATCGCTGTACTTGACACGAATGTCATCAATTACGTCTATCTCAATGGGTAGTCCTTCACCCAGTCCGCCTTGGCTTACCTCACCACTACTAGCCCCAACCCCACCAATTAAACCGTCCGTGTAAAGCAAATACTTCAGAATAGCTGCAACTGCTGACTTAATAGCCAAAACTACTGGAGACGGAATAGAAAAGTCATAGCCTCCGGTGTAAACGACTTTTAATGAAGTAGCGATCGCCCAATGATTCAGCTCAACCCGCCCTGACTCCGACTCAACCTCGTACTGTGTCACAGGGATTAATCGTCCGTCACGACCAAAACCAACAGGAGCAATGTCTTGAGTAACTAACCCGCCCATATTCCCTCTGGCTCTTGTCAAGCCAAGCGGATACAAGCCAGCTCCTCTGCTATATGGATAGAGTCCGCAGTTTTGCTTCCCATATCCAAAAGTGTGTGGGTACGGATTGCTTGTTACTTTTTGCTCTATTACTGGGATTGGGTCGAGTGCGATTGGCGCATTGGGTAGGTAAAAGAGACTTGCGGGAATCTCGATATGAAATATATGCTTCTGCAATTCAAGTGGACGATTAGCCCCAAGGGGTGACTCTGCGATCGCCTGCGCCCGAACTAAAAACCCCAACAAAGCATTTTCCTCTAGTTCAACAGAGGGGAAGAAAATAGCTTTATCGTCGGGAGTTAATATCACTTACTTCTAGGGCAATTAGGGTCAGCAGCGGAGCAAAGGTCTTTTCGTGCTACGGGGTCGGTGTGGCGAGTGTTCTGGCAAGCACCGCAGAGCATCAACCCGTCAACAAGAGAAAAGCTGTAGTCTTTTGGCTCGGAGGGAGAGGGGGGCGGTGTAAGCGTGGGATTCGGTTCAATCGCAGCCTGGATAGCGTCCTCTGGGATCTCCTCGTCAACCATTTCACCCGATTCAGTGACCTTTTTGCGTGATGCCACGAGTTACGCCCCCACTTTTGTCTTGCTTGTCCGAACCTGAACCACTCGTGGCTGTTGCCCTGGTGAGAGGGCGGGGTCAACATCCAAAGCGCCAAAGCCTTCGTGGGATAGCCAGTAGAAGTCACGACTACGACCATCGTTGACAATAATTTCACGTATATTAAACGGAAGTGCCTGCGCCCGTCCGACTGTACCCATGCCAAAGGCAAAAGCCGTGGAAGTTGTTCGCGCTTGACCTCCCAAAGTTTCAGTTTGGACACCACGAGCGCCTGGGTTGCCTGTACCGAAAGAGTTCTGGCGAAAGATATGGAAGTTAGAGATCATTCCCACGTATCCGTTAATACGTCCAGTAATTGGCTGTCCAGTTTCTAGAGTCAAATAGTTAGTCAACTCACTAACAGGCGAACCCTCATACCAACGCTGGTCTAATTTGGGGTCACGATTCAGTTGTTCTAGCTGAGTGGCGTTCATTACCAAGCCGTAGCAGCTGTCATACGGTGGAACTTTCAACTCGTCACTCATGTAAGCTGCTAGGCTCCCTAGGAAGTCAACTGTGAACTGCCCACCTCCGTTAGCTGTCACCCCTGCTGGAGTCAGCACCAAGTCACCACTGTTGTTGTAGGCGGTGATAGTTGACTGAAACCAAAGGTCACTGATGCTTAAATCCTCGAAGTATTCGTAGTTGTAGCGAAGTCGCTGACGAAGGGCAGTCAGCAAGTCCATCAAAGAGTACGCAATGATAAACTCTGGAATGCTGACGGGTCTTACTTTTCCGTCTCTGCCTATGCCGTTCTCTCTGATGAAAATTGGTTCAGAGGTTGCATTGAGCGGCTGACGCAAATCAGTCAAAGGAACACCTGGTAACAAGTGCCAGTCGGAAGGAACATCCCCTTCCTCAAGTAGTAGCATCCTCGGCACTGAAGCCGTCTGACCGGGAGGGACACCCAAGTTTGTGCGGTTGTTACAGAACTGCCAAAGAACAAAGCGCTCTTGGTGCGTCATCCTCATCTCAGAAGAGAGGAACGTCAAGAACGCACCGGGAATATTAGAGAACCCAGTAGCGGCGGCAGAGTCTGTAAAGCCAACAGAACCGCCTCGCAATAGTCCCAACTTATCTTTGGCGTAAGTCTCAAATCCCTTAAGCAAGCTGGCACGGCTTTCAGCATGGAAAGAATCCAGATGCCTAACGTCCATCTGAGTCTCGACTGCCCCCGTAGGAGAGGCGACTTGAACTCTAGGGCAAGCGGCTTTGTCGTCGAACATCCTCTGATATTCTCTGACCGCATCCCGCCCACTAATCCCACCTCGCGTAGACTGAGGTGCGATAAAAGAAGAGTGAATATCGGTAGGAACTGCTGCTGATTCAATGTTTAGTCCCGGAATATAATCGCCAAAACCGAGGGCATTGCTGGCTAACTGAATCGCCTTAAATGTTCGCTCTTGAGCCTCTAGCGCAGCAGTTGACTCTCGACTCTGTTTCTCTCTAAGGTTGGCTTCTTCATCAGCTTTAGCCTCCGCATTGGCTAGCTTATCTTCTAACTCTCTCATCCTTGCCGAGACTTCAATCTCAGCCTTGCGTTTTTGCGCTTCTGCAATCTGTTGAATCAGTTTCTCGTCTTGAAGTAGCGAAGAAGTTACTTGACTTAGCTGAGGTTGAGCAGGAGATTGAGGCTGCGTCGGAGACGTTACTGGCTGCTCTGGCGGGGCTTCATTCTGCGAACCTGAACCTACTACACGAGGCTTGGCTTCAGGTGGAGGGGGGATGATTGGCTGTTCAGGTGGCACTTCGCCATTGCTTGCCGCCGCACTACCTTGGATTTTTTGTGAATAAATTTTATTGATTACATTGCGGTGCGAATCGTCGTTGTTAGCGTTCGACTCGATTCGCCTAATTTCTTTGAGGATTTTCATGAGAAAACCTCCGAAGCTTGAAGCTCAGTCACTTCAGCGCTGAGAGAAAAGCGAGTTAGCGGTTTTAACCGCCTACGGTCTATTGGTATTTTCATGGATTTTGGTGTACGATAAATATTGTTCACTTGTGAGATTTTACTGACTTGAAACAAGT